ATGAAGGGGAGTTCTACTCCGCGGGCGTCGGCGGGGGAAGTACGATGGGAGCAGGATTCCATCTCGGGGTAATAGACGATTACTTCAAGGACGTGGAAGCCGCTTTGTCCGAAGTTCAGCGCCAGAAGCTCATCGAGTGGTATCTGACGTCCTGCATCACCCGAGCCGAGCCGGGGGCCAGCTTGATCGTGATAGCCTGCATGACGGGCGACACAGAGGTCACGATGGCGGACGGATCAGTAACGCAGTTGCGCGACATCAAGGTTGGTGACGCTATCGCCACCTACGAGGATGGGAAAATTACCACGTCTCGCGTCCTAAACTGGATCAATCATGGTCCTGATTCAGTCTATGCAATAAGGATGAGTTCCGGTAAAACAGTGAAGGCAAATTACCGTCATCCTTTCCTTGTTTGTCGTGGGAGCGAGGCCAAATGGGTCAGGCTAAGAGATCTCAGGCGGGGGGACTGTTTGCTGCGGATAGGGCGGAGCGTGGCACATGGTGCGGTATCACCTGTGACTATGAAGGGTGCGATCAGCCGGCAAGATGCAAGGGTTATTGCGAGTCCCACTACAACAAAACGCGGTGGGCCAGTGGATACCGTTCCCCATCCTGCAACTATGAAAGACAGAGGAATGCCCACCTTAAGCATCGGTACGGCATCACTCTCGCTGAGTACGATGCCATGGCCGACAAGCAGGGAGGCAGGTGTGCCATCTGCGGCAAGATGCCCCATGATGGGACAGGCAAGGCTGCGACAAACAAGAAGAATGGGCGGCTTTTTGTCGATCATTGCCACTCCACAGGCAAGGTCCGCGGACTGCTGTGTAATGAATGTAATCTCGGAATTGCCCATTTTGGCTCAGAGGAACTACTGCAACTGGCCGCTCGATACATTCGCAGGCGATCCTGACCGGATCGTCGAAATTATCCCGGCAGGGATTGAGGATGTCTTTGACATCGAGGTCGATCGAACAGAGAACTTCATCGCCAATGGCGTGGTGAGCCACAACACCAGATGGCACAGAGACGATCTGATCGGCTTCATTCGGGCCAATGCCGAGGAGCTCGGCGAGCAGTGGGAGCACATCCGGTTGCCGGCCATCAATGATGACGGTGCGGCCCTCTGGCCGGAGCAGTGGCCCATCCAGGCGCTGGAGCGGAAGAGGAAGCAGTACGCCCTCTCCGGTTATCCTTGGATGTGGGACGCGCTCTATCAGCAGGAGCCGCCCGAGATTCTCGATAGCGAGTGGGATCCCCACTACTTCGGGAAGCACATCATGTTTGACCAGTGGCCGCCCATGGAGGAAACGCGGTTCCGGATCATGACGCTTGATCCTTCGGTCGGCCACAACAACAAAACAGACTACTCGGCCATCACGCTGGCATCAGTGACCACCAGCGGCCACGTCTACATTGAGGCGGACATCCAGCGGCGGGACGCGGAGCGCCAAGTCAACGAAGTCCTGGCTCTAGCCCACGGGTTCGGCGCCCAGACGATAGGTATAGAGTATACGGGCTTTCAAGCCGTGCTGCAGCACATGTTCGCGAGAAGATGCAAGGAGATCGGCTACTATCCGCTGATCCACGGCATCCACACGAAGAAAGACAAGCGGATGAAAATCCGCGGCGCCGTGACGCCGTTTCTGTCGCGAGGGTTTCTGAAGTTCAAGAGCCAGAGTCCAGGGACATCGCTCATGCTCGAACAGCTCCGGGGTTTCCCAACTCACAAATTCGACGATGGCCCCGACAGTCTGGCCATGGCTCTCGAACTGGCGGCGCATGTGGCGAACTTCGGCTTGTACGAGATCAACGATGATCAACCAGTGGAGATGATCGGTGTTGAAAGTTGATTGACGACGACGATCACATGGAGCTCGTGAGTGCCTAAGGAAGACATCTCATGAATGTGCCTTGTCCTGAGTTTTTTGATATCTATTCGCAAATGGTTAACGCCTCTGATGGGCGGCCGATTGTTGAAGTAGGTTGCTGGGTGGGTAATTCACTCTGGTGGCTCGTCCATGAAATCAAGCGCCAGAATCGACACATTCTGGCGGTCGGCGTCGAGGATTTTTCATGCCTGGATATACCGGGCAATACCGTATTGACCACCCAAAATCCGCGTCTTGGGTCGCACACGCCAAACCCAAAGATGAGCCATGCCTAAAATAGCCATCATCACAGCCAACTACGGCGGTGTCGACGTACTTCATCCGCCGATGCAGCAGACGATCCCTTGCGATTTCTTAGCCTTCGGACAACCCGCTTTAGGCTGGACTACGCCATGCCGCAATCTGTGCGGTAGTCACTTGAGCAATATCTATCGCGCGAAAGTTCCCAAGATTCTTCCTGAATATGCAACCTGTTCCACGGATTACGAATGGTTCATCTGGATGGATGGATCATGCCATATTACTGATTGCCGATTTGCCGAATGGATGATCGACAACACGCAAGGTGGGGATTGGGGATTGTTCAGACACTCCAAACGTGACACGGTTGGAGATGAGATCAGCCATAGTCTGAATTGGCATCGATATGCCGGACATCCACTTGAAGAGCAATTCGAGTATTACCGCCGACTTGGCTTTCAAGATGATCAGGGATTGTTTGAATGTACCCTATTCGTCCGGCGCAGCACGTCCGAAACACGAGCCGCCTGTACTGACTGGATGAACCAAATCATGCTTTGGTCTTATCAGGATCAGATCAGCTTGCCTTTCGTCATGTGGCGCCACGGAATCAAACCTCAGATGCTGCCGAAGACCGTTTTCACGGCACCTTATCATTCTTACCATGGACACGACTATGGATACACCATTTCTGAGCGTTTACACACCGACATATCGCAGAGCTGATTTCCTGGAGAAGTGCAAAGCCAGCATTCAGATGCAGACGATCGCCGATCGTATTGAACATGTGATCATTTACGATCATGCCAGTCTGGGTGTGGGTGGCATGTTCACCGACATCAAGAACCATGCCCAGGATGTCCATGGTGATTATGTCTTTATCCTCAGCGACGATAACGTGCTGTATGATGCACTTGCCGTATCGGAGCTGCGCGACTTCATTGAGATGACTGAGGATCCGGACGTAGTGATCTGGCGTGGAATCGTTCCAAGTCACCGGACTCCGACAGATGCCGTCTGGGAACATTGGCCGATTCTTGGGCATATTGATTTATCCAATTTCATCGTTCGCGGTGATATTTGGCGAGCGGAAGCACATAACTGGAAGAACGACTATGCTGCCGACTTCTATTTCATCAATCATCTTTTTGAATCAGGACGCACGTTTACTTGGTTCGATCGACTTGGTTACCAAGCCCTGGCTGTGATGAAGGGCGCAACCCAAGAGGAATGGGAAGATGCAGGGAGCCCCAATATCATGGCCGAACAGTGGAGGAAAGCGGCGGATCATCGTCGCCAACTCAGTCGGGATTCTCGATAGCGGAGAGCCGGTTAATCTGTTTCCGTCACGATGGGACGGGCTGGCGGGACGGATCAGCAAGAAGCTCTTTTGCTACTACCCATATGAGCTCGCCTATCTATCGACGCTATTGAAGCGAGAGCTGCCTGATGCGGCCGTCAAGATGGTTGACGGCAACATGCCGACGGCCCGATCGCTCGGCTGGAACAGTTATGAATATTCCAGGCAACTGTTGCTATTGAACCCCGACGTGATCGTGACTGAATGCTCGGCTCTGACATTTGAGTCCATGACCAACGCAGTTCGGCCGTGCAAGGAAGCACTTGGTACGATTCTGATCTTGACCGGTCCACTGGGTACATCCGATCCAGCCAGGGCGAAAGCGGCCGGCTGGGATTATGTGGTGGCGGGTGAATACGAACGGCAGGTCCTGAATATTCTGAACGAGAACCTCACTGAATCACAGGATGTGTACATCGACCTGGATTGGCTTCCATTCCCGGAGGACGAGGACATCTGCCGGCTGAACTACTGGGAGCATATGAACCCTTGCGATGGGATGATCCAGCTCTACGCCACACGCGGATGCCCGCTCTCCTGTACGTTCTGCGCCGTCCCGATGTACTATGGCGGGCATGGGAACGTTTCGCGAAGTCATCGTCAGCGTGACCCGGACCGCGTTTGCGATGAGATCGAATACTTGGCGAACCGCTATGGCGACGATTTCTCTGGCTGTTTCTTCAATGATGAAGCTCACAATGCTAGCGCCAAATGGCTGAGTGACTTTTGTCAGCGGCTGATTGAACGACGGCTCAACTGCTACAGCTATGATGCGATGTGTGGCTATTGGACGTTCACCAGAGAACTGGTTGAACTCTGCGCCAGGGCCGGATACCGGCAAATCCGCATCGGTGTGGAGAGCCTAGAAGACTCAGCAGGAAAGGCGATCAAGAAGAAGATGTTCCTCGAGAAGCTAGAGACGTTCATGGAATGGTGCCATGAATTCGGCATCCTGGTGTTCGGCACATTTCAGATCGGCGCGCCCGGTTCGACGCCCGAAGGCGATATCGCCACCATGCGGCGAGCTAACGTTTGGCGGAAAAACAGCCGCATGCAGCGATGGCAATGTTCGATCAGCACACCCCAGCCCGGCACGCCATTCTACGCGCAGGCCAAGCAAAGTGGTTGGCTGGTGACCGAAGATTTAAGCCATTACAACGGATGCGAAGCTGTCGTATCCTACCCTCACTATCCTCATGATCAAATCCAGAAAATTTGGAGCACGATGCACGCATGACTCCAGCCGAAAAAAGCGAATTCGATTTCTGGCGTCAATGGCTGACCAGTGAGGGAAAGGTTTCTGGCTTTGCCGGATGCCATGAGGAATTCCTGCGGAGGCGCGATGGAGGTCCGTTAAGCGAGCCAATGATCGAAGAAAAAATCAGCCCCGGAACTCGTGTGCGAATTCTGGATGTCGGCGCTGGGCCAATGAGTTTCCTTGGCAATCAACATCCGAGTGCGCAGTTGGAAATCGTGGCTACGGATAGATTGGCCAGAGAGTACGAATCATTGTTGCAGGAACTGAATATTCATCCGCCTATCATGAGTCTGCCGATCACTGGCGAAGGCTTGCTTACCTGGTTTCTCCCATTCAGCTTTGACTTCACCTATGCCCGAAACTCGTTGGATCATGCCGGCGATCCCTTAACCATCATCGACAACATGGCGCGTCTAACAGTCAAAGGCGGTCACTTGATCCTGCGCCATCATCCGAACGAAGGAAGAAATGAGCGATATCACGGACTGCATCAGTGGAACTTCTCGCTTGATCCACGACTAAATCCTCCAGAGGATGGGCTGACCGGAGATTGTCTGTTGTCAGATAGCCAAGATAAAACCGTCAATGTTTCCGCTTGGTTGAGAAACTACGGCTGGGTCGCAGCATGGGTGGAAAACGATTGGCTCATATTCGTAATGAGGAAAATCAAGTGAGCTACACGGATACCAGATCGAAGTTGCTCGGTCACTTGGACCGATTGCACGCTCTCAACGAAGGCTCCGTTGCGCCTCCGATCAACGTGGAGATCGATCTGTGCAATAGGTGTTCGTTGGGCTGCGACTGGTGTCACTTTGCGCACACGCATACGCGAGGACCACTGGCGAATCGCAGATCGGTTGAAGTCGGCGATCTGATGGATACCGCTTTGGCAGAGAAGATTCTGAGTGAATTGGCGGTTTATGGCGTGCGCTCCGTCACGTGGACCGGAGGGGGCGAACCGACTCTTCATCCGGATTATCTGGCGATCGTGGAAGTGGGATACCGGCAGGGCTTGGACCAGGGCCTCTATACGAACGGCTGCCACATCACGAGCGAAGCAGCCAAGAGACTTGCGAATGATCTCGAGTGGGCTTACGTGAGTTTGGACGAGCCTGACAGGGCATCCTACGAGCAATCGAAGGGCGTCGACAGATTCGATTCGGCCTGCGGAGGAGTCAAAGAGTTGGCGGCAGCCGGATTGACCGTCGGCGCTGGATTTCTGCTCCATGCCGACAACTACCGCCGCACCGGCGAAATGATCGACTTGGCCGCCAGTTTGGGCGCCTCCTATGTGCAATTCCGCCCGGCGATCGAATTTGACGCGGCCAACCCAGCGGTCCCCACGGGATTTCGCGAGTGGGCCAAATCTCTCGATATTCGGGACAATGGTGATAAAATTCCCGTTGATTTTGACGCCACTCGTTTCAAAGCCTATGCGAATTGGTCCGGGCACGGATATAACACATGTTTATGGAGCGGTTTGCAGACGGTCATTACGCCGGATGGGCGCGTCTGGACCTGCTGCAACAAACGCGGCGAAGTAGGCGAGTCCCTGGGTGACTTAAGCAAGGAACCATTCGAGGCAATCTGGGGCCGGCGATGGTTGGCTCCGGTTAACGGCCGATGCCGAGTCATGTGCCGTGGACACGTTGGCAACCAAGCTCTCTATCAGATATTATCGGAGCAGCCGCATCGGAACTTCGTATGACCGCGATTGAAGAACTAGCTGAAATCCGGACGGAAGTAGAACTCGAGTTGGCGCGGGCGCAGCTGAAACAGCTCCGCAATGACCAGCAACTGCGCGAATCCGGAGAAGTCATTGGCGATCGCCTCGGATTCCTGGACGATGACGCCCGCTTTGAGTATCGGTCTCGAATCTTCACGGGGCACGAAAGCCGCCTCTCCGACCGCGAGGACGGCAAAAACGAGCCGATCTATGAAAACGAGGTCGATCTGGCCGAGATTCGCGGAGACGGGCGGCTCCTCGGCCAGGAGAATCCAGCGGGCATCGGCGCCCAGGTCGCCCTCCGCAACTACACCTTCGGGACCGGGTTTGAATATGATTTCAGCCCCAAGGACAAGAAGGACTCTGCCTTAGCGGAGGAGGTCCAGACCTGGAATGACGAGTTTGACGAGCGGCTGAAGTGGCGTTTTTACGAGAAGGAGTTCCACGAGCGATCAATCCAGGATGGGGAACCGTTTCTTGAGCTGGAGCCGATCGGCGGCGGCCGGGTAGACTGCCTATTCCGGGAGCCGGACGCCATCACGGAACCGAACGATTGGCGGGGCATGGATGACTTCACGGGCGAGATTGCGACGAATTGGCGGTTCGGGGTCCAAACACCGCTGGGAAGGCCTCACAGACCACTCAGTTACTTCGTGGACCTGACTGGCGACCAGACAGACTGGCACTGGGTCCCGGCCGCTAGGATGGTCCATGGGAAGCGGAACGTGCCCGCCAACTGCAAGCGCGGGGTGAGCGACTTCCATCCAGTGAGCTCCGAACTCAGGCGGGCGGACAAAGTCCTGCGGAACGTGGGCGAGGGCGCCACCGTCCAGTCGGCGATTGCTTTCATCCGGGAGCACGCCCCAGGGACCACGGGGTCCCAGGTCCTGAGTCTAGGCAGCGGCAAGACCGAATTCGAGCTAAACCGCACGACGCCCGGCGGGACAACTCGGACCCACCGGTACCAGCGGTACTTGCCTGGCACGATCCTGGATGTCCGGGCGGGGCAAGTCTACAAACCGGGCCCGATGGGCACGGGGGCGGTCTTCATCGACGTCGGCCAAGCCATCCTCCGCTATGTGGCGGTCCGGTGGAACATGCCCGAGTTCATCATTTCTTCTAATGCTGGCAACACGAATTTTGCATGCCACGATGACAGGACAGAGGCCTTGACCGCACGAGGATGGGTTGGCCAAGCAGACCTGACCGAGGACGATCTAGTAGCCGTGTATGGCAACGATGGTCGGCTCGCTTTCCAGAAGCCGATCCAGATCCGCCGGTATGACACGACGACCGACATGGTTCTTATCCGGTCGCGGGACTTTGACTTTTGCGTGACGCCCAATCACCGGATGCTGGTCTCGTCTCCTGTAAGTTACGTAGAGGCAGGAGGCAGGCTTGTCAGAATGGATCGGTTACACCCTTGGAAACTTATCCGCGCCGATTCCCTAGGCGACAGATCGCAACGATGGCTGCCCACTCACATCGATCCTGATGAACAAATGGGGAATCCAGGCCACTTTGTACTGCCGGCGTGCAAGACACGATACAACGGTTTCAATTCGACGATCATGGAGAACCGCCAGATCCCAATGGCGGACTGGCTTGCATTTCTCGGCTGGTGGCTTGCTGAAGGGTGGGCTGTCAAACGAGGCAAGGAATATTTGTACGCCGTCGGATTATCGCAGGCTCCAGGCTCGGACGCTGAAGACATCTGGAGCCTATTACAGCGGCTCCCATTCAAGTTTAGACGTTATACTCGGCGCAATATTGCTCGCGGTATCGTCTCCTTCGTTTGCAACGACAAAGGCCTATGGGACTGGTTGATCACCAACTGCGGGAGTGGCGCACTCGACAAACATCTGCCAGAGTTCGTGAAGACGCTCTCTCCGAAGTGCATCAACACAATGCTGGACGCAATGATTGCCGGGGACGGATCGACGTTGAGGACTGGGATGCGAGTTTACTTCACCAGCAGCAAGCGGCTCGCCGACGATATCATGGAGGTTGCGGTACGGGCTGGCCTGATTGTACGAATAAACAAGCAAATGTCCAACGGCGTCTATCCGGTCGCTTTTCCGGCGATGACGAAACATCACAAGCGGCAATCCATCTATCGCGACATCCACATCCGCCGCGTCGCTTATTCCGGGATAGTTTGGTGCGTCACGACGCCAGCTGGCACGATGATCACCAGACGTAATGGCCGCGTGGGCATCAGCGGGAACTCAATCCTTGTAGCCGAAACTCCCTTTGTCAAAGCCATTGAGGCGGAGCAGGTCTGGTTTATCGAGTTCATGGCAGAGGCAAAATGGAAGATGCTGGCTGTCGCCGTCATGGCTGGACGGTTCGCACAATGGGGAATCCAGACCTTGGCCGATCTCAAGACTCGGATCGAACTTGAGATCAAGGCACCGCGGGTAAATATCCGGAATCGACTCGAGGAAACCAAAATCCGGGACGTTCTCTTCCAGCGGGGCCTGGTCAGCAAACAGACATGGTCCGCCAAGGAAGAGTTGAACTACGAACACGAGCAAGCGATGCTCAAAGAGGATCCGCCATTGCCGGAGCAACTGAATCCCAGCGTGCTCGGCAAAGCCGGTTTGGCAGTTGGTGGCGGGGACAAGGAATTTCAACCCCAGGGTGACGAACCTGGACAAAATGGTAGGATGCCAGAATTAGGCAAGTAACAGCACAACCGGGCGACACTGGCGGCTAGCTACCGCTCGTGACACCAGTCAACGCGAACGCCGTGCGGGGCCGCACCCCTGCACGGCGTTTTTTCGTTGGTTCGCCCGAGTTTTTCGATGATGGAGGTTTGGCCATGCTGCTGATGGAAAAAGTTGGCTGGAGCACGGCCAATATCGACGAGGAAGCCGGCATCGTCCGCCGGGTGAAAGTCCTCGGCACGATCAGCAGCAACGGCCGGCGGTATAAGGAGGCCGCGCTCCAAAAAGCGGTAAGGCTCTATGAGGGGATGGGCGTCAACGTCGATCACAGCGTGGAGGAGCGCAGGGTGCGCGACGGGTTCGGCCGGCTGAAAAATGTGGTTTTCGGAGAACGGGCTTTATGGGGCGACCTCGAGTATTTGAAGACGCATCCCTACACACCGCAATTCCTTGAAGCCGCCAGGCGCATGCCGGAACAACTCGGTCTCTCTCATGTCGCCAATGGCCTGCTGGGGGCCGAGAACGGGGAGAGCGTTGTCGAGGAGATTGAGCGGGTGACGAGCGTGGATTTGGTTCGATATCCGGCTACGACCAAGGGTTTGTTTGAGTCCCATAACCTCGAGCGTCAGCAACTGTGCGAGTCGGTGCTGGCGATCGTCAGTGACGACTCGCTTTCTCTGGACGAGTTAAGGGAGAGTCTCATGGCGACTGCCACTGATACTGACGCCGAAAAAAAAGCCGCTGAAGCGAAGGCGGCTGCGGACAAGATCGCTGCCGAGAAAATTGCCGCTGACAAGGAGGTTGCGGACAAAAAACTGGTGGACGAAAAAGCCGCAGCGGAAGCGGCCGAATCTCAGAAAAAGAGCGCAATCAATCTACAGGAAAAGGTCACTGCTCTCGAAAGCAAGTTGGCTGACCTGCAGAAGAGCACCGATCTGATGGAATGCATCAGCGCCCATCGGATCGACATGACCGCGCTGAGCGAGCAACAGTTGACGACGTTGCGCAGCAAGGCCAACCGGAAAGACATGGATGCCTTCGCGGAATCACTTCCTGACGCGGCCAGGATTGGAATCAGGCCCTACATGGCGCCGAGACCTCAACAGGGTTCAACTTCGTACGCGCAATTGCGCGGAGAATTGGAGGAAAGTTTCAACCGGTAGCGTAAGCGGTTCGTTTCGGTAACGCAAACCAATAAGGAAACAAACATGGCTACAAAAGTTCTCGCCGATGAACCGGCCCTTCTCAACATCCGGCAGTTCGGTGTGTTTGACGATTTTATCGATTTCGTCGATGGCACGGTCTGGCTCAAGACTTCAGCGGACACCGGAGCCGCGGTCGCTATAGATGTGGACGGCGTGGGAGGAATTGTAACTCTCACTGCCGGCACCGCGGACAATGGCGAAGCGTACTTGGAAACCAACGAACTTTTCAAGTTCGCTGCTGACAAGCCATTGCAAGCCATCGCTCGGATAAAGCTGACGACGGTAAGCGCCAACGCAGCGGCCTTTGCGTTCGGACTGATCGATGCCCCAGGTGCCGACACAATCCAAGATGACGAAGCTGGGCCAGCGGCAACCTATCACGGTGCGATGTTCTTCAAGAATTCCGGCGCCGCGACTTTGGCCGTCGAGGCCACGGCCGCCTCGTCTGTGGCGCAGACTGTGACGACGACGGATATCAGCGTGGGAACGGGATACGAGTCCTACATGATTCACGTCGAAGCTGTTTCCGCGACGGATAAGCGTGTGACGTACTACCATGATCCCGATGGTGGCTACAACTGGAAACAGTGCAAGGACACGAACGGCCTTTTGATTAAGCACATCATCACCTTGTCTGATCCCGCAGCAGGCACTGGAGAGATGGGATTGTTTTTTGGAATCAAGAATTCGTCAGCCGGCGAAGCCCAGACGCTAGACGTCGATTACGGCGGCTGCTGGCAGATACGTTAACACGTTTGTCCTGCAGTAATCGGTACTGCATGTCACCCACTGCCCGACCGCCGTGATGTTCTCCTGCGGCGGTCGGGTGGTCTCTCTGGAGGAAAAAGATGGCAAATCGCATCACCCGTGATTACTGCAGGCTCTATGAGCAAGCCCGCAAAAAAAGAGAAGATGAAGACCAATTTTGGAAGGACTTGAGGGCCGACTTCAAGAAGAAAAACGTTGCCCCCCACGATTTTTCGGTGCGACAATTATTCGAGAATTTCATCACTGATTCGCACGGCGACCGGTGTGGGCGGGAAATCATCGAGAGTTGGCTTCCAGACGGAGGCTACTCGGTGACTGAACTTTCGGAAGCCGGTGCCGGGGCCGTGACAACGGGGGCATTCAGCCGGATCACCGGCCAGATCGTCTACAACGAGATCATGGACGCCTGGAACAATCCGGCATTTATCGCCGATCAATTGGTGACGAACGTCCCGACGGCCTTCCTGGATGGCGAGAAGATCGCTGGAATCTCGGCGGTCGGAGACGACGCCGAGGCCATAGGTGAAACGCAGCCGTATCCATTGACCGGCATCACAGAGGCCTACGTTGAGACTCCCAGACCGGTGAAGCGCGGGCATATTCTCGCGCTCAGCAAAGAATTGATCATCGCGGACCGAACCGGCGTACTTTTGGATCGTGCAAACACAATCAGCACGACCATGAGGATGAACAAGGAGAAACGTGTCCTGGACACGGTGCTCGGCCTGCAGACGTCTTGGAAGCGAAATGGATCAAGTCCCACAACCACTTATCTTGATAGCACCACGGCGCCGCACAACTTCGACAATCTGCGGGCAACTAACGCTTTGGAAGATTACACGGATATCGAGAACGTGATGCAGCTCTTTGACGCGATGACTGATCCGGAGACTGGAGAGCCGATCGTCATCAATGCCAGGCAAATCATCGTCACCAGCAGTTTGTTGTATACCGCCCGGCGGATTATCAACGCCACCCAAGTTCGTGGTTCATCCGCCAATCTCGAAACGCTCAGCCCGAATCCGCTGAACAATCCGAATATGGGCGGCGCAACGGCGAGTGATCTGCAAATCCTGACCAGCCCGTACGTTTCCGTACGGCTTCTCGCAGCTTCCGAATTGGAAACAAGCTGGTATATGGGAGACTTCAGGAAGGCATTCCGGTACATGGAGGTTTGGCCCTTGACCACCCAGCAACTCCCGGCCAATAGCGATTGGGAATTCAAGCAGGACATCGTTCGGGCATGGAAGGTGAGCGAGTTTGGGGTACCCGCAGTGATCGAACCACGGTATGCGATCAAATCAACCGCTGCGTAGCAACACGAGAGACTGACAGGAGAACGCATGGCCAGAAAAACAACAGGCCGGATTCGGACGAGTCCGGATATGGACATCGATGACGTCTTTCGGCGCGACCCGGATCGTATCAGAAAACCGCTTGCGATGTTTTTCTGGGCGATAAAACAAAAGCGCGGTCCGGAAGAACACGATTCTTTGGTAATTCATGCGCACGATGTTGTCGACGCTCAGCGCCAATGGTTCAATTATCACAATCTGGCGATGCAGACCCATCGTTACATCTTGACCGCTGTCAAACTTGCGCCGGGCCACGAACTTGAGGCCAGTGCAATTACGTGCCCGCGTCCCAGGATGGAAGAGGAGATCGACTTGAACGAAATGGCGTCCCAGAGCTACACCGACGTACAGTCGATCCTTCACGGGGAGAAGGAAGAGTGACGTATGGGCATCAGGGCCAGTCTCATTGCTCGAATGACTACGATCGGCGTCGAGCTCGAGGCCGTTCGCAATAGTGATCGGCACGTCGAGTACAAGCAGGGTCTTTACGAAGAGCTGCTGGCGATCCAGAAGCTTCTGGCCGATCCAACGCTGGACATGACTGCCAGCGATACGCTGGGACCATTTGAGGTAGAAACACGCGGGCTTTCATAGCGAGGGGAAAGGTTTAGAATAACGAGCGGCTGAATGGCTTAGATTCAACCGCTCAACCATCACGAGAGGAAACCTCGCAATGGCAACACAGAACGATAGTCGATGGGTCCGGAAAAGGAAAGGCGAATCGTACAGCTCTTATCGCGCAAGGATGACGCCATTGCAGCTGGAAACGTACCGCGCATACCAACGTGAATGGCAGAAACGCAAGCGTGTCGCGGATTCGACTTTCAGGCTACATCAGGCGGAAAATGCTCGCCAATGGCAGAGAAGGAATCCACTCAGGAATGCGATGAACGAGTACAAGGGTCGCTCGAAACGGAAAGGGATACGATATGAGCTGACCCATGGAAGATTCGAGGAATTGGGGACATCAGCATGTTTTTATTGCGGGGCGACACCAAATCCACTGAATGGAATCGACAGGATAGAACCATCCTTAGGGTATGTGGACAACAATGTAGTAACCGCGTGTCGCCAGTGTAACGTCGCGAAGAACGATCGATCTCAAGAAGAGTTCTTTGCGTGGATTGCTCGATTAGCGGCACACATTGGAAAGGGGGCGTAGGTACATGGCGACCTACAATAAGTTTCAATCAGTTTGTAGAGGACCTTGGCGTAGGGGTCCATCAGCTCCATGCCGCGGGCCACACGCTGAAAGTCTACGCCAGCAACACGGCCCCCAGCGCAACAGCCAATGAGGTGAAGG